GGTTTCAAGTGAGGTCGTAAGTCTATGAGCTGAGGATAGCTGTAGGTTTTCTCCCCAGACATACATGCCAGTTAAGATCCGAAGCATCATAAATGTGGACTTACCATTTTGGCGAGCGATCAATAATCCAGCTTCGGAATGATGCCAGCGACCATCCGGCTTAACCTTGTGTCCATGAATAGCCACGAACTTTTGCCAATCCATCAAGGGAATGCCAATCTCAGCTGCGAAGTCGATCATTTCCTGACCTTTAGACGGCAAATCATTCAAAGGAGAGTGAATACGCGGTGTTTTCACACCTCCTAATTCAGATTGAGCCTGAATAGAGTCGATCAATTCTTTTTCAAAGTTGATCAAATCGATCCGGTCTGATCGTGGGCGATCGAGGTGTTTTGTGGGTTAGAAAAGGAAAGGGGGGTCGGTGGTGTTCTCTTGCTCACAAAAAACCGCCCACCCTTCGAATAATTACACTTAGAACATGCAGCAACTAAATTATCATCGGTATCTAATCCGCCTAAGCGTCTAGGTATTACATGATCTACTGTAGTCGCTTCTTGTGCACAATACTGGCATATAAATCCATCGCGTCTTAGGATGCGTTCTCTTATTGATCTCCATTGTCTAGTGCTACCACTATCCCTTAACGCTGATCTACTCACTAATACCAGCCTTTAGCCTTATGGTGTGCAAGCGCTGTGCAAGCACATCCATTGTATCTATGATTAATATATTTAAGTCCTTGATCTATCTGTTTAATAGGATCTTTTTCTTTAGACTTTAATACTTGAAATAGACCTGATGCACTTGACTTAGGATTCTTGGCTTTGTAATTCCATCTACTCTCTTTGTATACAATTTCATCTAAACAGTAAAACTGTTCAAAGTTGTAATTCATCTTATGGAATGTTATTTGTTTTAATGTATTAACTTTAATCTCTTGAGATTTAGCTGTATCTAATGCAAAGGTTTGTAAAACAAACAGAGCTCCCCCGACTAGCCAGCACCTCGCGAGCTGAGCCTTACGGGCTCGCGTTTTTGCCTTTAGGGCAAATACTTGCCTAGAGCGTATCATATGACTCCAAATTCATTAACATAACCGCAGGTCAGCCCGCGTGGCGTTGTGCGAGCGCATCAGCCATTCCATTACTTCCCGGAAACAAATCATCTAATGTATCTCCTTCTTGATAACCTAAAATATCTAAAATCCAATTGTTAAATTTATCTGGCTTAGCCCCTTTCAGTCCCTTTTTCATTGCAACCGCACAGTGTAAATGATCTCTTACCAATGGATTTCTACCTTTGACCACTCTGCCACCCATGAACAAAACTGGCTCCCATGAGTATTGAACTGAAGTAGGTCTAATTTGATGGAAGGTTTTTGTCCAAGCTGCAATTCTTACATCGTCATTTCCGACCAATAACCATGAAAGATCTGCTGGATTACATGACATAGCCCACCCATCTGGGTAATCATTTTTTAACTTATTAATGAGATTTCTTTGACTTTCCTTTAAATCCCAAATATGGGCTTCAGGATGTAAATGACCATAATCAGCCTTGCCTCTTTTAAAATATGGTGGATCAGCATAAGCAAATTTCATTTAGTTTTACCAGCCCATCCATCGCCCTTAAAGACTAACCCTACTGTTGAGTAGATCCTTGCCATGTCTAGACCACACTTAGGACAATTCATACCGCCATGATCCTCTTTGTAAGTCCTATGCACACTTCCATAAGTGCCGCATTCTTTGCAGCTGTATTCATATGTTGGCATCATATTCTCCAATCAATAAGCAAGTATGACAGGGCTTAGCTTCGAACTGCCAAGCCCCACAACTAGCACACCTGCTTATCTTTGTGTCCGGTATTCGATCTATCTGCTCAGTTATATTCTTAACTCCCACACATCCGCAATCCATACATTGATAGACCTTAAATCCATCAGGCATGTCTATTGCATCAAGCCATAGAAACTCAGTCTTTCGAGCGCAGCCATTACATTTAAAGCTAGTCATGTTTGATTAACTCTGAACAGACAAAGCAAGTGCCATTCTTAAACACCCGATCATCCCCACACATTTCGCATGTAATGACCGATTTGACAATATGAGCACCATCATCATCTATTTCAACTGTAAATCCTGATCCGTTAATTATGGCTATGTATCCCACTATTCCACCCCATCAAAATAGAATGTGCCTTTGGCGGTCATCTTTGCCCAAATAGCGTGATCTTTGTTAGATCCCTTGCAAACATATCCATAATATGGTTTTCCGCCCTTGCTCACACCCTCTTTAAGAATCATGCCATGTTCACACATTGGCGGCTCTTTTGGTGTTGTATGACCAACTGCATCAACAGCATCGGCAATAGTCCATTGTTGCGGATCATCGACTTTGTTATCTACTGCAAATGAAGCTCTTAAAGCATCCTCAATTGCTGCTGATTTAGTGCCAGGTGCTCCGTATCGCCTCTCTTGTAATTTCTTTTCGTATTGATTTGGCTCGGATGTTTCAACCCTTTTCATGTCATCCTTAGTCGCAGTCTTATTGCTGCCTTTCAAAAGGATTATTGCCCTACCAAGAGCGGAACTGGCTGTATCTTCTACATACCATTTTTTCATGTTAGGCATAAATGTTTCTCTAGATCCAAAAGCCAAATTACTAGCTGCTGGCTTATCATCTGTTGAATCACGCCATAAAGTAGCCTGAATCAAAATATATCCATTTGTAGCATCATGACTTACAATTGATATATCTGATCTACCCATTGGAAAATTGGCAATAAACCATTTGTTCAAAGTTGCCACATCTTCATAATCTTCTAAGTTGAACCCCATTAGTTATTCCTTCCATTCAAAATCTTGGTCTTGGACTGCTTCGAGCACTGTCCTATAGATAGCTCCGTAGGCGATAAAGTCTTTAACTGAGTCGTAATGATCTGGAGTTTCAGTAAGCCTAGAAACCTTGACCAACGCCATACATAAAGCAGCTTGGTGTGGTGTGATTGGGAAATCAAGATATGCACTCCACAATCCAGCAATTCTTTTGTGATTATAGTACGGATGTCCATAGACACTTCCGCGCTCTTGGATCGTAGTAATGACTTCATTTAAGAGATCCTCAGTTTTTGTCATAATCAAAGACCTGCTCTAACTTCATCTTTTGCACCTTAGCCTGGTGATCTAAGCAAGACTTCCAACCAGCTGTGCGACCAGCCCAGTATCCATTGTCATAAGACTCATCTTTGATGTGTTCGTATAAAAAATATAAACCTAGACCAATAATGCAGCCTATGATAAATCCGTAACCTACAATTTCCATTTCGCTCCCTAATACCAGACGGATGCCTGATACAGAAAGTATGACTTAAAGCAAGGACAGTTGGTTAGTTACTTTCGGCGTGTTCTATAACGATTAGATAACGAATAGATCCTCAAAATCATCGATATGGTCATCAATCGTGCGTTCGTGATAATCGGTTTCACGCCCCATAAGACTTCCTATTATAGGTGAAGCTGCCATCTTTGTTTATTGGGATCAAGGTTGGAGTCATATTCTTGCCATTCCACTCAAGCACAGCGATGCCCATTTGCCAATTTGCGAGTCCTTTTGTGTAACTCGCCTTTGCCCTATTCATGAGATTGCCGGTTTCTAGCCCATAAAGGGGTCTATAAGCCCCGTAGAGCCCCTCTGAGTAGGCTGACATACCTAGCCTATGGGTATGACCACAAACCACGCTCTTTCCTGCCTTTTTGGCAAGATTTAAGGCAGTCTGTCCAGCGTTAGGATTCATGTTGCCTTCATCGCCATGCGCCAAGATCCAGCCTTTTTCAAATTCATAGAATTGCTTATGGAAAGTTATACCTAAATCATCAAACTGCATGAACTTGGCGTATTGTAATTCAGGTAGGCTGATTAAGCCCGGGACTTTTAATAGGGTGTTGTAAAGTCTATCTGTGTGATTTGATCTAATTATGTGAGCTTCTTTTGAATGCTCGGTTAAAGCCCAAAGAATATCTTGAGTCGCCTTGCGATCATCGTCAAGGGTCTGCTGATAAGCCAAAGGTGTTTTTTCAGCCCATCGGCTAATAGTTTGAAAATCGATTTCATCGCCAACGCAAAGGACACTATCAAACCTCTCTCGCTTGGCTAACTTAATTACATTCTTTACAGCTACTTCATGGTGGTATGGGATTTGTAAATCCGAAATGACCAAGTATCGCTTAATC